ACAGTAACCTTTACAACGCCTGATAACTTTTGATCTATGTCAGTAGTTATTCCGGCTTTTGTTAGGTTCGTGTTAGCACTTATACCCAAAGAACTACCAGGCAATAGATCTGCGCTAGTAATGTTAATTGTTGCTGTTGTTGCCATGTTTTGTTTTTATTTATTGTTAATTATTTGTTTTATGCTTCGAATACAGCGTATTCTAAGTATGGTGTACCTGAAGCTGATTTAGCCAATATGTTTTGACTTGATTCCCATGGGAAAAAAGCAAATTCTCCAGCTGCTAATTGTATTGATAACGTAGTACCAAAATCAATATCCATAGCTATTGCGTCGTCTGTATTTCTAAGATAAACATATGCCTTAGTATAAGATGCTGCTGCAAGTAGCGTTAAATCACCTGTGCTTAAAGCAACTTTACTAGGGCTAATTACAGCCTTAGTAATATTTAAAGAGTCACTAACCGAAAAAGAAAGTTGATCAATAGTAGCGTCAGTACTTGTTAATGTTAAAGTTGGTGTTAATGTTGCCATATCTATTTATTTATTAATTTTCTTTTTACACTACCATCATTATATATGTAGAGTAAAACTTTGTTTTTTATTATTTTAGTTGGTCTACCTAGTAAATCAGTAACTGCTATTAATTTTTTTGGCATATATCTATTTTGTACAGGACCTGACCAAGTACCAGCACAATAATCATAAGTTGATTGACATATTGTATCCCACGCATTTCCACAACAATAATCATCAACTTCTAATACCCAAGCGTAGCAAGGGTCATTTAACCAATAAGGATTACCTGGACCAGTAATGCAATTAGCACTATATAAACAAGATAAAGTATCATTAACATTAGCAATTGGTTCGTAGTTATACGCATTTGGATCCATGCAGCCCATAATGATTTCGATACACGAACCGTTATCCGTGTTAGCAAGTGAATCGTAATTAAGGGCCAAACTATCCATACACCCATAAACAAAAGCAATACAACTAAAGTCCTCCGTATTTGCTTGTGGGTTATAATTAAGCATAGAAGGATCCGTGCAACCATATATGTAAGGTATACAAGAGTTATTATCTGTGTTAGCTGTAGGATCATAATTAAACATTGTGCTATCAGTACAACCATAAACAAATGGTATACAGTTTCCGTTATCAATATTAGCTATAGGGTTGTAATTAAACGCCGTAGCATCCATACATCCATAAACTATTTCTACACAACTAGAATCATCTACGTTAGCTAGAGGATCATAGTTAAAAGCGTTTGGATCCATACACCCATAAACCACACCTATACAACTTCCATCATCTGTGTTTGCTAACGAATCATAATTTAAAGCTATAGGCGAAGTACATCCTTCTATTACAGGTATACAAGTGTCTGGTGTGTTTGCGTTTGGATTAAAATTAAACGCTAATTCATTCATACAGCCTAAAATAACGGATATGCAACCACCGTTATCTAAATTAGCCGTAGGATCATAATTAAAAGCATACTGATCTGTACAACCCCAAACAGCTTGTGTATCACAACTACCATCGTTATAATCAGCTGTAAAACCTTGAGTGTAATACTCTAAATACTGTGGATCAGTACAACCTGGAGCATAGTAACAACTACCATCGCTAGTATTTGCAGTATCGTTATAATTGTACGCCGTATTGTCCATGCAACCATAAACATATGGGTCGCATATAGTAGGGCAATTTGGTAACACTATATAGTTATCTGGAAATATTCTTATTCTATCATTCCAAGGATTTGTACCACCTGACAATATAATATTTCCTTCTGGGTTTATTAATTTAAAACCAACCTGATCTAGTGTGGCGTCAGAGCTAGTTTGTGAATAAGCTCTAATTGTTACCGGGTGATTTGATTTTAAATTTAAATGTATAATCTCTACAGAAGAACTTACATTAGTATATGGGCCATATGAATTACCTAGTTGATTTACCATAATATAAGCACCTAGCCAACCATCACCCCCTCCATCTGTTAAGTGTAATTCATAATTACAACTATCTTCCATCAAAGGTACATTAGCAGTAGGATCAAAATCAAACATAGTAGTATCCATACAACCTACAACTCTCGGCGTAGCACATAATGCTGGATTCATTGAATCAGCTGCTGGATTGAACTCTAAATAACCTGGGTTAGGACAACCAACTATAGGTTCCCAACTACAATCTTTCATTGCGAAAGCGTCTGAAGTGTCAGAATCTCCGAAGTTTAAATTATCACCAGGTAGTAAACTATATATAACATCACCACACTCATCGGTGATTAAAACTTTACCATCAACACCTCCAAAACAAGAACCACATATTCCGTCTCCATAGGAATCATATATTATAAATCTTACTGTATCATCTATAGGTACACATATAGTATTAGTATATAAATTACCAGTTCCAACACTATTAAAAAACCCTTGTGGTAGGTTAAATAAAACACTATCATTTTGGTTTATAATATCTATTGATGTTTCGCTTTCATATGTATCTGGTGTTATTTCTAAAGTTATAGATGTTGTAGTGCTATCAGCACAATCATCTTGTGGTGGTGGTATTGCTAAGCAAACATCTGGTATATTAGCCAATGGATCATAATTATCATAAGCAGGGTCCATACAACCTTCAATACAAACAAACTGATTTGCAAAAACAGTATCAGTAAAAGTGCTGTCAGCCATTTCAAATACCACCCAAAAACCTTCTGAGCTAGCGAAAGGATCACCAGGACTATAATTATTAATAAACATATAGTTGGTATCTTGACTATTCCAACTCCAAGTGTAAGTGTTGTATGGAGTTCCTCTATGTATATTTTGTATTGCACAACCACTGTCTAACGAGTTCCACTCTATCCAAGTTCTAGCGTAGCCATATGAACATGTATCTTTAACTGTTAACGTTGGTATACAGTTTTGTCCAAAGCTAAATATAGGTAGTAATAGTAATAATAATATTTTTTTCATTCTTTTGTTTTTACTTTTTCAAACGCACTAATACCAAAGCATCCCAATGTTACCATAACAAAAGAGTTGTATATGGTGTCATTAATTTCTAGTTCTCCACCTCCTACATATCCCATATATATAACAGCGGTACCTAAATCTATAATAGCAAATAATACCATTATGGCAAATGATATAAAACCAACTACGTTTTTTTCGTTTATATCGTTTTTATCTTTAAATAATTTCCACATATTATTTTTCTCCACATTTTTTACTTGGGTTACCAACTTGTCTCCAATCTTGTTTTACCCAGTCTCTTAAACCATCACTTTTAGTGCCAGTAACATTGCTAGAGCTAGATCTTTTATATTTTCCTTTGCTTCCAGCGGCGCGTTTAGCATTTATTACTTTACTTTTTTCAGCGCTACTCATGCTAGCTATTTTAGCTTTAGGTAAACAAACTTTAGTTGTACCACCACCTTTCTGCTTTGCTTTGGCTGGTGATAACATTTTATTTGGATTACCAGCACCACCATCTGCTTTACTAGCCCAAACAGCTTTTCTTTGCGCGTCGCTCACATATTCTTTTGTTGGAGATGATTTACGGCAACTACCTTTAGCCCCTTTGGCCGTGCCAGGCACACGCTCATAACCTTGCCAACAAGGTAGCGGGCTGTTCTTTATAAATTTAGCTTTAATATCGTAAGCCATTAACACTTGTGATTTGATGCCCACATGTTAGCGTAAGCTGATGGATATACATCAAACTTTTTTCTAGCAGCTGCTTTTTGGCAGGGCTTTAATTTTCCTTTCATAGGAGAGTCAAGCATATTATCTATTTTTTTAGCTTGGCCAGCGTGTAAGTTGCTAGCTTTTTTAAGTTCTCCTGATATTTTTTGTAATTTTTCTTTACCAGCAAAAGCTTTTAATGGTGATGTTCTTAATTTCATATTTTATCTTTTATATAGTTATACATATCTTTACCTATTTCTTCTCCAAGCCTAGAGTCAGATAAGTAGTGTGCTCTAGCCACTCTTCTACTGTAGGATATATCTCTAGCTGTTTTCATTAGCTTGTCTCTTTTTTGAGGGTATTTGTTTGCCAAAGTCATGCCTATTAAATAACCTTGAGCAGAGTGCCCCGATGGATATGACGGCGTTTTCATTGAAGCCATTTCCATATCTTTCATTTTTGTGTTTAGTTTTTTAGCTATAACTTTAGGTCTTGGTCTATTATGATGTTTTTTTATTTTCATAATAATAGGTGCAGATTGTTTAATAAGCTTTTCAACCAACTCGTCTTCTTTAACTATTTTACTAAAAGATTTTTTAATGTCATCTTTTTCTTTTATAAATTTTTCTTTTATAGGTATTTTAGTTAATTCAGTTATCTCACCCTTAGTGGTTGTAGAATTATCACTAGGTGGTTTTTTATCTAAATACTTTTTTATTTTAAAATCTTTTAACAATTCCATCTTCTTCTCGCTGCTTTACCTCTTTCGCCAGTCCAACCTTTTGATCTAGCACAAAATGATTTTCTACGTTTAGCTGCTTTACTACCTTTTTTTAATTTAGAAGGATCAGTAGTGACAGCTGTTTTTAATTTACTACCAGGGTTATTTCTTTTGTATTCATTAACACCTTTTTGTGTCATACCACCACCGGCGTCAGCACCTGTGCCTGTTGGCTTTGCTTTGTTAAAATTTTTACCAGGACCTATAGTTCTACGTGGATCTGCTTTTTGAAACGGACTTTCTTCTGTACGATCTTTACCCGGGCTACCACCTTGAGTAAACGTTCTACGTCTACCACAACTTGTTACAGGAAAAGGATTGTTTTTTTGTACGTATGCCATATTAAAAATCACTCATTATTATATTACTTATTTCTTCTTGTACTTCTTCTCTTGTTGCTACCATTTTAAAACTAAGATCAGCTTGAAACCTAGCAACTTCTTCACCGTCTTTAAACACTATAATTGTAGGTACAACAGCTATTTTATGTTCTTTAGCTATGTCTGGGTTTTTAGCTATATCAGTATAGCCCATGCTTTTACAGTCTTTTAAATCCATTATCCAAGGAACATCATTATTACTATTCCAACCCGCGTTAAAATGAGTAACTTCTATTTGACCAAAAGAAGTGCCAGCAATAAACATTAACAGCATTAATAATAAATACACAACATACTGCTGCCAAACTGTTTCTTGATTTTCCATTGATTATCTATTGTATAGTTTATCTTCTATTTTTTCTAACGACTCTTTTATTTCTTCAACATCTTTTTTTGTTTCCATGATAGTATTACGTATCATTTGATCTTTCATGTCAAACTCCATACGTGTAACCTCTGGATCTGGCGCGGCTGGTAATTCTTTTGCTTCAGCTATATCTGCTTGTAAAGCAAACCACATGCCTATAATTGTAGCCATACCAAAACCTATAGCTATTAATGTTTGTATACTAACTTTAAAGCTAGTGTTTTCGTTTAGTTCTTTTGCCATTTTAAAAAATTGTATAATTCATTCCTAACTTAAAATCGTACCATTCTCTATTCCAGTACTTGTTATATTTACCTTCTACAAAGTAACCTAGCTGTTTGTTTACTTTTACGCCATATATTAAACCACCAGAATAATCATACCATTGTTCGTCTTCTATATAATTATGGTAACTAAATTCATCACCATCGTTGTAGTGCCAAGGCATTAAACTTCCCCACGCATGTAACCAAGTATTTTTATTGTATTTATAATAATCAAAACCCATTACTAACGAGTGTTGTATTATATTTTTTAATTCGTTTCTTTTCTTTTCAGTATAATCAGATAATACCTGCGGTATAACCACAGCTTCCCACACTTCCGCGCTAGTTGCTACTATATTACCATTAGGATCTTTGTACTCATTATTAGCAACATCCACATTGTAACCTTCTTGTAAAGCCAAGTAAGTGTAATGTATATTACCATTATCAAGCATCCACTCGTCTAAAGGATTATAACCGTAAGGTTCAGCTAAACGGTGTGTAAAACCTACATTCCAAGATAGATGCTTGCCATCTCTATGTCTATACCTTTCTGATGCTTCAAAGTATTTTATGTCTGCAAAACCGTCTTCTAAATATTCCAGTTTTAAAGCAAAAAAGTTTACGCATAATTCATCAGGACAACCATCATCAGAACTAAATCTAATAAAGTGATGTTGATCCATATAGTTTTCGCCCTCTTGTCTCTTATAATCTACCTCAAACAAATATTCAATACCTTTAACTTTACCTACAGTTGCTGCGTCACTATAATTAGATTCTGTACCATCATAAAAAGTCTGCGCTTTATTTTCATATCCAAATCTAGCTATTTTACGAAGTCCAATAGTAAAGTTATAGTCATAAGGTGTTGATATAGTGCTAGTAGACAAACCATTATCAACAGAAAAAACATCGACATCAGATAAAGAAGTACCACCATTAACCGCGGCGTAAAACGTAGAAAACTTTAAAAGCTTTTTAATATCTATTTCTTTTGTCTGTGAGCAACATTTTTTTGGCACTAGACATGCTGCTAAAGTAATTGTAAGTAGTATTGTTATTAGTTTCTTCACCATTGTTATATAGTTACGTATTTTTTTAATTCTTTACCTAATCGTGGTAGTAACATCTACCAGATTTATTAGTAGTTTTCATTTTACATCGTTTACCGTTAGATTTCGTAGCAGAACACTGAACTTGTTTACCGTCTTTTCTAGCCTCAACTTTTTCATGTATTGTACAAAAACCACCACTCACTGCTTTGTTTTTACATCTTTTACCGCTTCCACTTATAGCAGCGCATCTACCATCTTTTTCACTTTTCTTTTTGTTTTCTTCTACTATAGCTTTTTCAGCCTCTTGTTTTTCTATTTGCTTCTCTTTTCTTTTTATTTCTGCTTTTATTTTAGAAGCTTGTTTCTTTTCTTTTTTTACTTCTTCTTTTATTTCTTCAATATCAGGATCTCTAATACCTAAATCCCAAGTATTCCAACCTAAAAGTAAAGCAGCTCTCTGCCACCACTTGTTGCTTTCGTCAAGAGCATTATCAATGTTTAACATTTTGTTTGACATTCTACCAAGAGGCAAGTTAGTAATACCCTCAACAACATTACCAATAGCTTGCCATATAGGGTTGTCTAAAGTAAAACCTCTCCTCATGTAAACATCTTTGTTGTACTGATCTGTTTTTATAGACGAATATACTTTTCTTAATTTAGAACCTATTGGTGGAGAAAAACTTAAAAGCTGCAATAAAGTATAAGCGTGGTCAGCTCTAAAACCTCTGTCTCTTTGATCTAAAAATGTTATTATAGTATTTTTAACGGTACTAATTGCCTTACCACCAAAACCAATACCTGTTAACATACTGTCAACTATTTGATTTAGTATTCTTTCTTTCTTTTTATTAAAGTCTTCTTCTTTGTCATCACCTAACGAAGCAAATAAAGCAGATTGTAAAGCACTAAATATAACAGACTGTATGAAACCATAATAAGCTATTTTAGATATATGCGTTTTATAATCACCTCTACCGTTAACTAAATCTCTAGCTGCTTTATTCATTATCCTTGCATACTGCATAGGTGTATTACCAAATGCAAGTATTAATCTACCAAGGGGACTTCTTTGTTGCTGCGATATCATATCAGGTCTTGCAGACTGCTGTGACACTTCAGTAACTTCTTGAAAATCTAAAAAAGCTTTTTTCTCAGCTTGCTCTTGTGTCATGCCTTCTTTTAAATACTTTTTAATTCTGTTTCTATAAAAAGTAGCACCACCACTAGCAATAGCAAAACTATCTGCAATTTGCGTAGGTAAAAATCCTTTACTAAGCAACCAAGCAATAGCTGCTTTAGCTTTATTATCACTACCTGCAACAGCAGCTGATAACTCTTGTTCGTTTATACCTCTTCTATTACCTGTTCTCCTTTGTTTTAAGAAGTCTGAATTAAATATGAAAGTAAAGTCTTTCCAATATTGTTTTTGATTAGCAAACGCGGCGGCAGCCTTCAAAGGATTGTTATCAGACCAGTTTATATAGTTGGTCATAGATATAGTCTGTAAAAGTGCAGATCTCATGTTAAAGAACATAATTGCACCAACAGAGTTGTTAACCCAATTGGTATACATATTTAATAACCTACCACCATCTCTTGGCCTGCTTCTACCAGTTTCCATAGCATATAAAACATCTTCTAAAGCTTCTCTAAACTTACTACCATATATAGCTTCTATTTTATTTAAGTTTTTAGGACTAAATATAACATTTTTATTTTCTATCCACTCAGCTATAAAATTTGATCTAGCATCACCAACAGCGCCATCATCTAACAGGTCTGATGCTATATTTTCTGACAACCAATATTCTTTAGGTTCTCTATAAACATTTTCTTGTTTAGAAATTAAGCTTACAGCTTCTGCGTAAGCCTTTAGTTTAGAATCGTTTTCAACCGCTTCAACTAATGTTTTTTGATCTCTTTTAGATAAACCAGGTACTTCAAAACCAGCTTTATTCCAAAGATAAACTCTCATTGCTTGGTCATTGGTAAAATTAGTGCCTTTTACTTTTTTGTATAATTTCTTTTTAACTTCAGGTAGTTTTTTGTTTAAGTTTTGTAAATCGTTTGCAGCTCTTTGTCTTGAAGTATTTAATTCATTTATACCTCTAGCAAACGGATCTACTAAAGCTTTTTTAAAGAAAGCTAAATCAGCATCACCTCGTTTACCTTTACCTATAAAGTTATATATTAATCCCATAAAGTCTTGAGCAGAAGGAGGTATTATACTTTTGTATTTAGAGCTTTTACCTCTTATTTCAGCTTGTGTTTTAGAAAATTCTTTTATAGATTCTATGCCTGTTACTGATTCTAGTATATCATTAAAGTTTGTATCCATGTCTCGACTAAACATAAGTTTTGCTTGTTGTACTTTACGCTTAACATCAAACTGCTCTAGCATATTATCAACAGCTTGTACGTTTTGTAACGCGTCGTCAGCAAAATAAAAGTCATTATAACCATCACCAACTTTATCAGCTATCCACAATGCTTTTGCTTCAGCAGTGCTATTACCTAAACCAGTAATATTTTTTAAAGGTATATTTAAGCCATTAGCTTTTAAAAAATCAAATATAGCTTTTTGAGCGGCAGGTGGTCTAGCTGTTAATACAAACATATTTTCAGGACCAAACTTCTTTTGTAGCTTTAATGCTTTTTGAAACAGTGGTGCTATTTTACCTTTAACAACTTTATTAAACTCTGAAAAGTCAAATACATAACCTTGATCTAATAAATCTACGTATGTACTGGCATATTGTTCCGCGTTTAACGTACCTGTCTCACCATCTGGAGTTGTAAATCTAACTAAAGATTTAGTTGTAGCTAATGTATCATCAAAGTCTAAAACTGTAATACCTCTAGACTGTTTTAACTGTGGTTTTATTGATTTAACAAACTCTTTACCTTTTTGTTTTTGAGCTTGAAATTTATCAAACGTTTCTCTAGAAAACATTACCGCTTTGTCTAGTTGTTTACCTTGTTGTGTTACAGGATTTAAACCTATACTACCAAAATCTCTTGAGAACATAGCGTCAACTTCGCCTGTTAATTGCTTAACAATTAACTCGTTTTGTTGCTCTATACTTTCAACGTTATCTACTTTAAAAAATTCTGTTATAGTCATGTTAGACTCTGGCAAATAATACATGCCTAAGTCTATTTGCTGTCTAGTATCTGGGTGTACAGCTACAGCTAACCTTACGATTGAAGCGTAACCATTTGGTAGTTTTAACTCTCCATTTAAAATTCTTGGAACTACTAATTCATAATAAACGTCTGGCATTGTTTCTTTGTAACCAGCCTTATTAACAATTGTGTCGTGCGGGTATTTTTTGCTATCAAGTAGTGGTCCTTGCATATAAGACTTACCAATAACTTGCCATACAAAATCTACTTTACCTACTAAAGCAGCCGCTAATAATGATTTACCAATTAAATTTTGTGGATCAGTATGTTCTTCAGTAACTTTTTGATCACTAATAACACTACCGTCTTTGTACCTTGGATAAAACTTAAATGGAGCTAAAATTCTAGTAAGTGTATTTTGGCTTTTACTTGTGTCTCTAATTAACTCTATAAAAAGCCAAGCATCATTTGGTTTGTTTTTTAAATGTTTTTCTACAGATTTAAAAAATTTATATAGAAAGTCAAGCTTTTGATTTTCAGTTAAAGCATCATAATTTTTTAAAAAATCTTGATTAAAACCCGCTCTTACAAATTTATCTGTAGTATATTTTTTTCTACCAGCAACCTGCTCGGCTTCTACATTGTCAATTAACTCATCAAATACTGGCGCGTTAATAGGTGTTTTAGAATCTCTCTCTGCATATAAAAATAAACCAGCATTATAACCACCGGTAAGAGTACTTCTTAATAAGTTTCTAAACTCTGGATTTTCTTTTACAAATTCATTTACAACTCTAGTAGCACCATTTAATATTGTCTCTCCAGTTTCTTTTCCATTAATAACAAGCGGCGCGTTTAAATCTCTTGTAGAATATTCTTTTAACTCACCTGTTTTACCAGACTTTCTAGTTTTAGTTATCATTGGTATTCTCCTATAACCAATTATTTTACTTAATTCAGTTAATGTTATTTGGTAGGTCTTTTTGAAGTTTGTAGCATCATTATCACTTGAAAACATAACAGAGCCCTTACCGTCTTTTATTCTATCAATTCTTTCTTTAGTTAAATTAAGAGCGTCTTTTTCTTGTCTCACCGCTTGGTTAATAGCTATAGTAGCTGTTGATATTATTTGAGATCTAAGAGCTGGATCAACAGACGAATTATTAACCCTAGCTTTAGGTATTAAACCAAATATAGCTAAATAATCCATTGGTTCTATTCTTTGTTTAGCTTGTTCTTTTAAACCTTTACCAGTACCAGTGGTTTTAAATTTCATTCTACCACCAGCTTTAAAAAACTCTCTACCTATTATTGTGTTAGCAATACCTGTTGGGTCACCCGCTCTTGTAGTACCTTCTGGTATTGAAACAATATGCTCATCTCTTTTTGACAATATATAATCTTGAGCAGATTTTCTTTGTTTTGTATCAAAATCTTGCTCTCTAATTAATCTTAATGGGTCAACACCGTACACAGCAGCGATTTTCTCTAATATTGGATAATACATACCCTTTGGTTCACGTAGAGATTTTAATTCAACAACACCGTGATCTTTTTTAGCTTGTTTTTTTGCTTCTTTCTCTGTAAACCCTTGTTTTTTATATTTTTCTACAGCAGCTTTTTCTAATTTCTTTTGTGCCGCTTTGTATTCTGGTGTTATTTCAGTGCCATCTTTAGTAAACTTTTTATGATCAGTTATTGCTTTTTTAACATCTATATACTTGTTGATACCTGAGATTCCAATTCCCACAACATTACCTCTTATTTCGTTTTGTAAAGCTTTTTCACCAAAAGTTTCTAGTACTACTTTTTCTTTTATAACTACACGCTGTTGTGTTGTTGTTGTTGTTGGTTCTGGAGCTTTAACATCTTTCGCTTCTGACAAGTCTACGTTTTCAGTAATAGAATCTATAGCGCTAGCTCTAACAAGTATTTCAGCTTGTCTAGGTCTTAATGTTGCGTCTAAAAAAGTTGTTACTTTTTGTTCCTTATTGTATGTATCAAGTAAACGCTTGCCCTCTCTATTTATTTTACTACCATCTGCTAATATAACCCTAGGAAATATACCTAACATTTGCTCAGCTATAGCCTCTTTAATAGAAGGCATTGATATATTACCAGTTGGATTAAACTTTAAAGACTTACTGATTACAGGCCAATTTTTCTCAATTAAAGCTTCAACAGCAGCAAACCTCTCTTCTTGAGAAGAAGTTTTAGCATTTATTATATCAACTAAAGATTCATTTGTGTATATTAATTCTCCATCTATTTTAGCTTCTAAATATTCTTTTGCTTTAGGATTAATTACGTCTCTAGAAAACATAGTTTTTTTACCTTTTGCATTTTTAATACCAGCAAATGATTTTAAAAGTTCACTTCGACGTATACTTTGTATATCTTTTTTAACAAGCTTACCTTCTTTTATTTTTTTACTAAGACCAGCTAAAAATTTTACTGCATTTGTTTCTCCTGAAAAATCTACTTTTTCTCCATAAATATCATACATGGTTTTGTTAGCCATTAAACCCCAAAGATTAGCAAAGTTTCTTTTACTTTCAGTAGTGAATCCACTGTCTGCAACTTCCTCAACAAAAACTGCTACTATTTCAGAAGCTGATTGCCCTTGTGTTTTTAAAAGTATTCTTTTATATAATCGCTCGTCATTTTTTTTAGTCCACTCTAATATTTGCTCAGCCATTGGTTCAAATTGAGCACTATTATCATCAAGCATTAAAGCATCCCAAAAAGCTTGATGAGCACCTTCGTGTACTCTAGTTTCAAATCTTTCAGCTCTAGCTTGTGTTTCTACTATAGATATAGATTTACTAGACATGTCACGCTTGTCAATACGAGTTAAGCCATACATTTTACCTGATCTAATATTAGAGCTAAGTATTTTTCTTTCTTCTACAAGTCCATCAATAATTTCTTTAACTTTTATTTTTTCACCATCCATAACAACTTCCTCTACGCCGTCTTGTAGTTTTTTATTATAAAAATCTATTTCCTCTTGTATTTGCTTGTTGATTTCTTTTACACCATCTTCCATTGTTTCGAAATAATTATAATTTTTACTTAAATTATTTCTTTTAAATACCTCATTGCTTTTTCTAACTTCTTCTTTAGCCCATATTTCTTTAGCTTTTTTGTCTATTTGTTTTTCATCTGCGTCTAAAACACCATCTTCTTTTAATATTCTTTTAGATTCTTTTATTAAATCATTATACCTTTTCTTACCTTCTTCTGATTTGTCTGCTCTTATCAAAGGCCATCTACTACCAAATGTTTTTGGATCTTTAAACTCATTAGCCGCGCTTTTAGAATCATTGAACATTGTAAGTAAAACGCCTAGTTGTTTTTGTTTTTGAACCTCAGGTAGATTACCTTCTAATATTTCTTTGGCTCTTATTTTTAATTGTTCTTGATAGTTTATATGATCTAAAAAAGCATTATAAGCATTTTCCTCAAGATCTTTAACATCAGAGTGTATAGTTTTTATAAGATCATTAGCTTCATCTAATAACTCATCTCTTCTTTTTTCTTGGTTTTTTATTTCTTGTTCAGCCTTTTTTGTATCAACACCTTTTTCGTTTTTATACAAGTTTAAGTCATCAATAGATTTTTGTAGCTCTTGCATTTCTGTAAGCTTTTCTCTAACTGTTTTAAACGTTTTATGATCTGAAAACTGAGAATTAATAGCGCCAACAACAAAACCACCACCGCCAATACCAAAACCCATTGTAAGACCTAAAAAAGCAGCGTGGTCTAAGTTTTCAAGTATATTTTTACCATCTATCATGTTTTGAGCTATCTGCGTAGAGCCTTCACTAATACCTTCTAAAAGCGGAGAATAAACTAAACTTCTAGCTGTAAATTTTCTAAAAAAAGCATTACTACTATTATCTACTAAGGCTTTACCGGTCCCACCCATCATAGCCAATTTAGCATTACGCATTATTGGAACTGTAATAGCATAATCTAAAACTATTTCAGAAGCCCCATAACCTAAACTCATAAACCATTTTTTCCACTTTGGATGGTTTATAAGTCCATTGCTATATCTTTCTTCCATAGTCATTTCAGCCCACTTGTCACCAAAAACAGAAGCACCAAGAATACCTAAGCCTACATTACCAGTCGCTATAGTGGCGTATATAGGTATCTGATCAACAGCAGCTTGACCCATAAACCTACCAAAATTTCCATCTTCAAAAGCTCTATCAAAATCTACATCCTTTCTAAAAGAGTTTCTAACTTTAGCGTTTACCTCTTTAATCCTAATCATTTCGTCATCACTAATACCTCCCTCAGCATAACCAAAGCTCAAAAGCTTAGGTATACCATAAATAGTACCAACACCTATGTTAGCAAAACCATAACCTAGAATTTCTTGCGTACGCTCAAAATCGTTATAGTTTCTTTTTATCATATCCCACTGAAAGTTTCTATCTTTTATAGTTTTGATAGACTTATCGGCTACCAACATAGAATTTTGAACTTCTTCAAGTATAGGTTGTAACTCAGCGTGATCTCTCATATGCTGTTCCCAAATGTCTAAGGGTATTATTTTACCGTTTTCCAGTTTAACCTCTTGCTCAGCCCTAGGATAAACATGATTTAAATCGTTTATATTAACATTTGTTTCGTTAAATCTTTTATAAGCATCTGATACAGTTAGTTTATCTACAGATATTTTTAGCGCTACTTCATTTTTTTTATAATCTAAAATAGCATTAGCCTCTTCATCTGCACCAGCTTGTTTTAAAGAATAGTATTTTTCTTTATAAGAGTCTTTAACGCTTTGTGCAAAATCTACATATTCTTGAGTTATACCAAGTGGTCCTGTTTTTTTTATACCTTGTTCTTCTGCTAGTTGCTCTATTTCTCTATTGATATCAAGACCAAGACCTCTACTAAACTTTTCAATATCATTAAGATATTCATCGTACTTTTCCTGTCTTACATATCTTTTTTCTTTATTTTGTAAGTTTAACAAAGCTCTTTCTTTTACCTCATCAATAGTTGGACCTTTATAAGGCATGTCACTAACATTAGCAGCGTTTTTTCTTTCTTTTATTAGCTGTGTTCTAGCTTCTTTTATTTCTTCTTCGTAACCGCCAAACTCTTGAGTAATAGGCATACCACCACCAGGTGTAGCTACAAAATCTTCTTTTTCATCAAATATATCTATTGATGTTATTTGTTTTTTATTTATTTGATCTACATATTCTTGTTCAGTAGGCTCAAGTATGTTTTCTTCTGTTTTTTTAAGTATTTCAGCTATATCCTCGCTGTTTTGCAAAACAAGTTGTTTTGACTCTTCACTTAAATGTTCGTCTAAAAAATTAGCTAGTTTATTGTAATTTTTTACTTTAATAGCATCCCAACCTTCTTTTGGTTGAAGCATACCTTGCACGTCTAATTCTATAAGCTCTGTAGCTATTACGTTACCATTATCATCTTTAGCTACAACCTTTATAGCGTCTCTAGATTTTCTATAAGAGTCCGCGGTGTCATCAACAAGTGTTGATATATCGCTAAAAAACCCTTCTCTAATATCATCTGGGTTTTTAGTGCCTATTGCTATGTTTGTTTTTTCAAAACTTATATTAGTATTTTTAAACTTTGTATCTAATCTACCTTTAGCGTCTTTTTCTTCAAGATTAAAAAAATCATTTCCTTGTTTATCAAGCTTAACGTCAGGTCTAAAACTGTTGTATAAAGGATTGTTGTTTTGAATCTTAGGCTTTTTTTCTTCAGGCTTTTTTGTAGTTGTTTTTGCTGTAGTTTGAGCTTCTATTTTTCTTTTTTCTTCTTGCTCTTGCCTTTGCACTTCTTTTTTATTAGCTAATATATTAGCCTCTCGCTTTCTTACCTCGGCAAGTTCTTTTTCTGTAATTTCACCATTGTTAAAACGGTCAACATAAGGCTGCATAATAGTATCCAGCTCTACATTATTTTGAGAGTGTAAATTCGCAAGAGCTCTAGTGCCTTGAAAAAATGTATTAAACTTTACGTCCATTTATTAGCTTGATTTTTTAGTTTGGTTTCTTATTTCATCAGCTTTTCTAGCTTCTTCTCTAGTTTGAAAGTTAGGATCAAAAGACCGTTTAATTCTATTAGCAAAGTACTCATGTAGTCTATTATCTATTTCTGGATTAAACGCGTCAAGCTGTAATATGTTTTCAGCGCCAGGCCCCATTTTTTGTAGCATTTCAGCATTTTCGCTCATATAATCTTGTAAGAAATATCTACCACCAATTTTATCAGATACAAAAGACTTCCAGTTATCATTTTCTGCTAATAAATTACTAACAGCAAAATCAACATCAAAGTCTAATGGTTTACCCATAGTGTTTTGCTGTTTAACAGCGTCTTGCTGCATGGTCATATAAGAGTTTTCGCCGTTACCTTTTATAACCCAATTCTCTGTAATATCAGATATTTTTTTTGTTACATCTTGACCTTGATCATCAGCAACGGTAAGAAGCATGTTCATATTATCATCAAAGTTTATTCTGCCTTGCTCAGTCCAAAACTTACGATCCCAAGTTAAATCCGTATAATTTGAAAATAAGTTTTTGCCACCTACACCACCGCCGTAGTTCATAGCAAACTCTTCTTTAATACCTTTTAAATTTTCTAAATCAGAGTTTATTTTTGTAACAGCATTATAAAATTTACCCGCTTTTATTTTATCACCCTCTGCCATAGCCACGTCATAGTTTCTAACCAAGCTTGATACAAAATTATTTATAACATCTTGATTTGCTTTACCGTGCACTTCGCTCGCCTTAGACTTTTCGCCATAAGGCATATTTTCAAAATATTTTTTAACTACTTTATCTGCCATAATTTTATTTTTTATTATTCAGTACCACTACTATCAGAACCCCCTCCAGAACCTCCAGAACCCCCAAGTAGTGATAAACCACCGGTTAAACCACCAGTAACGGCACCGGAAACAAATTGATCTAACTGTGCGTTCGCATTGTCAATAGCTTGGTCAGCAGAAGCTTTTCTACCAAGAGCCATTTCAAGCATTTTATTTTGTTTATCCATATCAAACTGTTCTACCATACGCTTACCTTCTCTTTCTAACATATCTCTTTTTTGTTCACCTTCTCTAGATAATTGTTGTAGTCTACCAGCCTCACCTCTTGCTCTAGCTTGATTAGCTTGTTCTTGTCTACCTATATCAGCAGAGGCTTGTTGTGCCTGTTTAGCACCTTGATTAGCTAACACCTGCGCTAAACCAGCTACACCACTACCACCAGCAGCGCCTTTCATATTAGCCATAATATTAGCCATGTTTTGTTGTGATTGCTGTTTAGCAAACTCTGCGGCTTTTAAATCTACAGTTTGATCTTCATAAACATTTTCCATATCAGCGTATGGGTTTTTTACGCCAGCATAAGGGTTTGTCATTTTAGTATCCTCCCACGAATCCATTTGATTACCTAAATCTTCGTTAGCTGCTCTTTGTTCTCTTCTTCTTGCGGCACCGCCAAACAAAGCGTTTATAAACTTAGCAGGAGATGATTTTTTATAAGCCATAATTTTATTGTTTTATATGTATAATAGTTACAGTTTTTCTATTTTTTTTACTAAATTGATGTTAAGAACCTCTCTAAATCAAAGAATATAGTAGTATCAGATTCTGGAAAGTTTTTAACATTTATCCTACCGGTTAAAGTTATTACGTTAGTAAAATTTTCTATTTTTAATTCTTGTCCACTTTCCAAGGTTTGTGCGGCTGATAATGTAATATTTCCAGCACCTGATAACGCAGCCTTACCAGTAACTGTTGGATTTGACGCTGCAAAAGCTATATTAACACCACTTATTTCAGCGCCAGCAGTAACTAGCGCTAAGTTATTAATAGGAACTGTAGTACTACTACTAACAGAACCAGTGGTAGTAACAGTAAGATCTGTAGGTGTTAATAGCACGTTGCTTATTTCAACTTCCATACCGTTATTTAAAGAGCTTATATTTTTTTTACCATGACCATATATCTTTACACTTGTATTATCTTTTAAAGCATCAGGCTGCTGAACATTAAAAATCAAGTTACCAGCTTGCGCACTAGCTTTGCCCGACCTATGAATCGCGGTTACATCATTATGGTTTGGATCTACAGCGTTAAAAGTGCTTTTTATACGCGTTTCGCTAGTAACAACTTGTGCGCCGTTTATATTAGCAAAACTAGTTCTAGTTTCCGTTGTTGTATAATCACTTAGTACAGCTGGAACAATAGTATCGTCTGATCTAGAAGGATCTAATGACATACCCTTTTGTAAACCGGCTATATTATTAACTGGAAATCTAAAAAAAGTACTACCACTTACATCTTCTTCTGGTAAAGCAGAACCAGCGCTACCTATGTTTACGGTTTTAAAAGAACAAAGATCTTGGGTTGTAGGTATTTTTTTTATAGAAAATAATCTACCAGACGGTGCTGTTATTGTTACGGTAAAATTAGCATCTAAACTACCACCAGTAGTCATGTCAAAGCTGTCTCTACCATTTGTGCTTTCAGTGTTGTGGGGCTTAACCCCATTAAAAGCAGGTGTAAAAGTAACGGTAACAGCATCGCTTATACTTGTGTTTCTATTTAAAGATATTTCTTTATTATTGTCATTATCGGGATCAAAGCTGCTAACTAACGTGTACGTTGAAGCAGCGACACCAGTACCGGTTATTAAGTCACCAACTAAAACCCCTTTGTTAGCCATAACGTCATCAAGTATTAATTTGTTAGCGCTTGATATAGTACCGTCAACAGTAGATGTTATAGTGCTGTATTGGCTAGGTGCTATACACGACAAATGCAACTGCTTTACAACATCTTGGTATAATATTTTTGCAAGAACATTAGAATCTGACCCTGTTGATTTATTTAAGTTTATGCTATTATCTTGATGAATTGTTTTTACGTTGCCAACTGTTTCTGCTATAAGTTTTAAAGTATATGTTTTTAAAGAAGACGTATTACTTGGAAATATAATGTAGTTACTATAAGATCCTTTTAAATTTATTTTATGTAGATATCCATTTTTAATACCAGAAACACCACTATTAACCCAAGTTTTACTGTAGAAATTATAGTGTTTGTTATCGCTATCAGTTATTTCTAAGCTAAAATAACCATCACCTGTTATTTCAAAATACCTAGTTTCACCGTTGTAAGATATATCTTGAAGGTCAATATTAATACTACTTATTTTTCTTTGAACATAACCGTATCTAGCTATATGATCAGCATCTTTCATTAACCTACCATTAGGCATGTAATGAAAACCAACCGGTGCTTGCACGTCGTTTAATTCCTTTATAAATTCACTTGTTTCGTATGACATATTATTTGCTATTTATTACAACTTCACTACCTACAGAAAAAAGCTCTGCTTTTTCTCTTGAATCATTTTTAAATTTTGCTTGTGCATAATAACCTAACACGTCACCTCTTGTTTGATTATACTTAGAAAACATTAAAAAATCTCCTGACTGAGGCACTACTGTGTTAAAAAATAAAGTTTCATCAATATCTAAAACAACAGTATTACCAGTTACAGTGATTCTTCTAAGTATACCAACTATATTTGTATTACCAGCACTACCACCAACAACATTGTTAGTTGTAGTTACTAAATCACTATTTAAGTTATTAGCAATAGTGTTTTGTGTTGGTGTTGTGTACACTAAATCGCCTACCTGTAAAGAATCATTTAAATTATTTATATTGTTTAACGTTACAGTTACCATATTAATATCCTTTTTTTATTTTTTTAATATCCTCTTCACTATCATCTGGACTACTACCATCATCATATGCATCTGCATCTATTTCTGGTGTTGGTTCTAGAAGAACCTCTGAAATTAATTCTATAACAGATTCTTCTTTGACAGGTTCTTCTTTAATAGGCTCTTGAAGAGGTGTTGCAATCTCACTTATTTCACCACGTGTATCGTCATCGTCATCAGTAGGAATATCAAGATCACCAAAATCTATTGGATCATTAGGTAGTCTATACTGGCAACTACCATCATCTTGTGTGGCTGCTGGGTTATAATTGCTAGCCGTAGGATCGGTACAACCAAATATAGGATCAGGTAATCGACAGCTTCCATCATCAAGATTAGCGTTAGCATCATAATTAACTGCTTGAGAATTTGTACATCCAGGCGCGATGTAAATAGTAGCCGTGCTTGTACAAGATGTTATATCTACCCAATTAAACTGCACGTCAAATGTCCAATCACCAGTGCCATTTGATAATAAATCCGCGTTACTAACAGAAGGTAAAACACCAGTTGAACCAGTTGTTACTATTCCAGTAGGCGATGTCAATGTCCAAGCGTAGGTGTCATAACCACCTAAAGTAGCACTTAGCGGCGTTGGCGGTGGTATTACAAACGTTAAGTCAGAATTAGCGTTAACACTAATTGTAGGCACTGGGCACTGCATTGTAGTACCTCCACCAGTAACAACAGAGCCAATGTTACCAACAGTACCAATACCTTGAAAACTAAAATCAGCTGTATCAGCTTTTTCTACTACAATATCAACAACTTTATTTACAGCGTTAAACCATTTACCTTCTTTTTCTATAAACTCGTTTATCTCACCTGTTTCTTTATTAGTAACTATAGTTTCAACATACCAACCCTCTTTTTTAGCAAGATTATAAATTCTTTGATCATTATAAGTAGTATTTGGTTGAAAATCTAATTGTACTAGCTCGTTTACAAAAGGTTGTACTCTCGACTGTGTGCCTTCATAGTTTAGTGTATTGTAAACTTTTACCAAAGAAGGTTGATCGTTTAAAACAACATCGAAAGAAGATTCTGTAAAGTTACCGTAAAAAGTATTTCTATCTACAGTTTCGTCGTAATGTTTGTAAAGTTCGCCTTCAAAAAAAGTATAATAATCATTTGCCATGCTAACAGCATTCTGCATTTCAATAAAAGATTTAAAACTTACCCAACCTTTTACTTTTTCGCTATATGTAATTATTTTCGGTGTAAAAGCCTCGTCAGTAACGTTTTCTTTTATTTCTAGTTTTAAATTGTACTCGTCGTTTCTATCGTCATAACTACCCATTATTTTACCTTCATCAGGCACTAATCTTAAGTTATCTTTAAACCAGTCTGTCATACCATATTGTGATATAGGCGTCATACCGTCTCTTGATAATCTCAATACTTTACCTCTAACTTTATCAGTAAAATAAACTCTATAATCTTCAGACGCAAAGCTTTCTGGGTTTGTAGATATACCATACTCACCAGCAAAAGGTATTGCTTGTCCTAAAACATTAGAGCTAGCGGTTACGTTAGTATTGCCATCAGCATTAAATAACGCGTCTTTATTGGCCTGTATTCTTAATACTTTATCTTCACAAAAAGTTACTAAATCAGAGTCTCTTGAGTGTAATTTTTGTATACTACCGTATATTGGGTTTACATCTTTAGTTATTTTTTCAGCTTGTATAAATTGATTTAAATTATTAACACCGCTTATAGAGTTATATATACCAGAGTAAATTAAACCATATTGTCTTCTTTCTTCTTTATAATCTGCCTCTAATGTTGTGGAAACTTTTACACCATTAGATATAAAAGGTAAGTTAAAGTTATCTCTAATTCTATTAGACTCAACACCGTTACCGAAAGAATAACAGTTAAAATAAGGTAATTCAAAATTACCATTATACAACCTTGGTTCTATAGTTATAGCGGAAATATTTAAAGCATTACCAATACCTGTTACTTCTACGCTAAACGTTAACCCGCTAGGAGTAGTCACAAAGTATATGCCGTTTGCTTGAAAATAAAGACTTGAATTAATAGGCACTGCTATGGTATCATCTATATTAGTATTAATATCATCTACGGCTATTGGGTTTATTTCACTTAAAAGTATTTCTTCGTTTAAGTAACCGTAAACATACACGGGTTCACCACTAGCTATACTAAGCCACTGACCCGGGGGTGTTATATAGCTTCCAATTGGAAAAGCCTCGTGAACATTTTCTGCTGTAAAATTAAAAGGTATAGCTCCTGTTGCCTCGTAATATATATCTAAATCTTTTGTTTCTTTTGGCTCTGTTTCCCATATAGCAGGGTTTGTTGGAAAAACTTCTTCAGGTTCTATTTCATCAACAAATTGTATTTTATAACCAACAGCACCAATTTTACCAAAAGCTTGACCGTTTCCATTTTGAGAGCCAATTTTGTAAGCGTTTTCATTAATATTAAACTCAGTGTTTGAGTTATGACCGTTCATGCCAACTTGCACAAAATGATACTCTCCATTAGTACCTACTTGAGGATGTGTGGTTGATCCAGGCGCTTGTAACCAACTATGATCATTTTCTTGCATTGGAAAGTTATAACCACCTAATTGTAACTCATAGTAGTTAGGTTTTAAAGCGTTAACAGCGCCACTTGTATCTCTAGGTATTATCTTAATAACAACTAAAAAATCATTACCCGTGTGCCATTTTTCGTTTGTGTCATTAAAACCAGATATACTTTGAATAGTTACAGTGGTGTTATCGCTAGCCCTTTTAAATGACTGCAAAGCCATACCTTCGTGAAGTTTTTTAACGCCGTAATTAGAATTAGAATCAACTAAAGTTTTAACGTATATACTAACTTCATTGCCATTAGGACCTGTTTGATCACCAGTAGTTACATTACCATTGTCTGTATCACCTCCAGAAGAATTACAAGGAGTTAATTTTATTTCAAGACCAGCGGGTATTTTTCCCTGCACAGTTGGATCCCAAACAGGTACTGGCACTATGTCAAACATTCTCCAACCTTTTCTGTAATTATGAGCAACAGCGCCATCCATATTTCTACTCATGTTAAAGCGGGTTGGGGCTTTTTTAAGTTTCAGACTGTATGTTTTTCCTTTATATGTACCACGTCTTGTGCTGTGGTTAAGATATCTTCCGTCGCCATAAATTCTTGCACCTAATGTAAAAAGAGTTTTAGTTGGATCTTCTTTCCACTTGTACCTATAACCCGGGTTCATTTTGCCTACAAAATTGTTTAAATTAGTATCATCATAAAAACCGTTATTGTCTTTATCATTCCAAGCACCTATACCAAAATGATTCTCGTGTTTATGAGTGGTAGTACCGCCACCTGGATTACGCATACCAAATATACCGCCAAAACTAAGATATAAAGAGTGTTTATTAGCGCCTTGATATTTAACTAAACCTCTAGGTCCACCAGCAGAACCATCTTTATCACAATTATAATCGTTTTCAGTTATATATTGATGGTATTCACCGTCCGCGTCATTAAGTACTAAATCGTTGCTTGTAGTTCTTTTACCCGTAATTCTACCGTTATCTATAAACCAAACCTCCGCATCTCTACAAGCGTTATAATTATCTTCATATGTACCAGCTTTGTACTGATAACAATTATGTGATGGCTCACTGCTTCCATCACCACTACCCTGCCATCTAGGCCCTTCGAATACATATTCTCTCCAACCATCGCCTACTTGATCGTAGTATGAAAAATGACTACCTACTCCCCAGTTAGCCTCGTGCTGTGCCTCGCTTACGTGTACCCAATTGTTAGGGTCTCTTTTATCTCCAGAAGTAAAATAACAATAAGCCCACCTGTGATTATATCTACCACTCCAACTACCATACAATGAGCTGTCAAATGTTAAATTAAAGGAATTATCATGATATTCATTATCAATAAGTTTGTATCTTCTAAAATATAAAGCCGAAGCCATAAATTTATCATTACCGTAATGGCCATAGTGTTTTAAGTTTCCATTTGAATCTGTATTATAAGAGCTACCACCGTGTTCTTCCGCATGATCATAATCATTATCACCAGGTGCTCCCCAATATTTCATCAGAGCGGTCCTATTCATTAAAGACCAAATACTACCAAAAAAATCATTACCTGATGCTTTTGTGTTAAAATTAGGATAAGTATAAGCAGGACTATGAATTCTACTTCCCATAAAGCCATCATTATCTCTTTCAGACTCTTGATAACCAGCTGTAAACCACCAAGACATATGCTGCGTAAACTGTTCAAACCAGTTTTCTTTCATGTAGTATATCATCTCTTCTTGTAGCACTCTATACCCTTCTTCTGTTTTATATTGTTTTTCTATGTTTTGCTTGAAAACATCATCCATATATATTTTAACAAAAAACCTACCGTCAAATTGAGCGGCATTAATTACTTCGTATTTATAAAAACGAATAATAGTACCATCTGTAATTTGCTGTGGGTCAAGTCCAGTTGGATCGTCTGAAATAAAATTAACATCATTTCCTAAAGGTTTTTCAGTTTGTATATTAAAAGTGTCATCATCTTGTACAGTTCCACCATCCCATGTACAAGTTATATTGGTTATTTTATATCTATTAGAAATTTCCTCTTCTGTTTGATGGGCAAATTCTATATACAGCTCTCCATTACCAGTAGCTAAATACTCGTGTAAATTAGAAGCTGTTGAATCTTTATACTGATTATATAGTAATTTAAATTCTTTTATACCTTCTATTGGGGCATTGCTTATATCATTTTCAAAAATAGGCGTGTTATCAGATAACAGCGTTCCGCCTGCGTCATAAGAAGGATAATAGTGTACAATCTCGTTAACTAATAAAGGTTTTGTTTTTATAAAATCTGGCGCCTCACTTTCAATTGCTAAAACTTTATATCTAGCTGGCTCTGTTACTAAATTATCTTGATCAGAGCCTTTTTTTAATATTAAAAACGTATCTATATCTATTTTGTTTCTTTCGTTAGAAGGAAAAGCAAGCCAAACATTGTCGTCTTCAGCATTGTACCACCTATCCATAGCCATGTTATAGTATTCTCCTGACGTTTCTTTAACAAAAAACTTCATATAGTCTACGTCTTGCGGGTGGTTTGTAATATCGCCTTTTAAACCTACTCTTATCCTATTGTTTAAAGCGGCTCTTTCTTTTTCAAGTTTCATCGTTCCAGATGGGTTAGATATAACAGGGGTTTCTCTACCATATTTATCTATAAAAACAACGCCAAGCTGATATTCTCGTAATGTTTTACAAGATTTATTCGATTGAGCAGGTAAAGGGTTAAACTCTTTCCAAGCGGTTTTAAACTCAGGATAATATTGAGAACCACTTTGAGTTAATAAATCATAATTCTGTACGTAATTAGCATAAACAACTCTATTACCCGTTACGTCTTGAGCTAAAGCGCGCCTTGGCACATTATCCCAAGGTCTTAATAATTGATTTTCTTCTACTACTTGATTTACTGTTTCTTTTTCTATAACATATTGACCACCATTTCTTACGGTATTCCAAGCGTTTAATGGTACACCGCTTAAAAATTGTGCGTTATTTAAAGCGTTATCTTTTGGTTTTAAAGTATCAACTACATATATTACTGGTGATGGTTCGTCTTTAAATAAAATATCAACAGCAACAACATCTTGTGGTGTTTTTTTGTTTAAAAATCTACTTAATCTTATAGCTCTTATTGTGTTTGCCATACCTAAATTATAACCTTTTTTAGGATGGTAATCAAAAGAACCAGGTACAAAAGCTACTTGAGTAAAAGGGGCAAACGGAGAATATTCACCGTCCTCGTATTTATATCTATATGAAAATCTTGGAAATTTAAACTCAAATAGTTTCTCTTCTTCATCAAACAAATCTATTGCCATTTGCAATGTTTGTTGTCCTATTGTAGGATCTGCTTGCGGCGCATAACCTACTATATTTGTAATTTCAAGGTATATAACACCACCTTGTCCATTAGGAACACTTGTAGTTGTTGTGCCAGCATTACTAGATACTAAAATTCCTTTTATACTATAATCTGTTATGGGTAAACCAGGTGGATCATTATAATCGTCAAACACACTTAAAACAACTTTAGTACCCTCTAGTATATCGTTGTTATTACCGGTTTGCCAACCTGTTAGACCGCTTGTTGGATTATTTAAAGCACCTAAGTTAACTATATTACCGTTGTTTGTAATACCTTCACTTATTCTTATAGCAACAACATCACCAACATCAAAAGCTGAAAAATCATAAACATCAGATTGATCAGCAATAGTTTGTGGCCCGTTAAAATATGATTGTTGAGCAAAAGAAGAAGTGTTTACAGCGTCATCGTCTGTTTCTAAATTAATTATTCCAGTATATACCCTGTCATTTTCTCTTACACCTTCCAACTCCATACCCATAGGTTTAGGAGGTGCTTTTTTAATAACAGTAATGTGCTTTTCTTCTATATCGACAGGAGTATTGTTAGAGGTTGGACCACCAGCGGGCCCAAGTTGAGCGTCTAAATTTATTAATTTAGTTTGCTGAGCAAATATGATAGAAGTTGGTATACCATTATAAGGATCTGTTGTTCCAGCAAGGCATCTTTGTATATTTATTTTTTTTGGTTCAGTTCTGTTGTCTGTCCAAAAAATCATACCATCAATAATGTTTATACCAGTTATAACGTAGTCTTCACTAAATTTAAGAGCGCTTTTATTTTTATCTACAAAAATAAATCTAGGTGAAGCATCATTTTTGTTATAACTTATAATGTAATCTATATCAGGCGTCCAAATAAACCAATAAAGCGTATCAACTTTTTCATCAGAAATTGAAGCAACTACTTTAGCTTCTGATGGAAAAATAAAAGGAGCAAGTGTAGGACCAACTCCAATCGCACCACCAAAAGGACTTTTTACTAAAATAGGTATTCTAGAATTACCAAGTATATTTTGTACAGTAGCTACGTCACCGTCTTCTGAGGTAGCTACTTGAATGTTCATGGCGTCTCTATATTCCCCATTAGGAACAAGTCTCTCGTCTAAATCTTTATTCATTTTACCCTTGGTAAACTGTTTTTTCATCTCTGGCATATACTAGTGTTTTATCCACTTAGACTTACCTCTAAGTACTTGAGTTAATTCTTCTAGTTTTAAATTTGATAATCTTAATTTTGCATTTCTAATAGCTGCAAATTTTTCTTTTTTAAGTCTTTGTACCATGTACTCTGGTGTATTAATTTTACCAGAAGCAATAGCGTGTAATAAATATCTGTACATAGCTTCTTCAGCAAACTTGTGTACTTGCATTTCATCTTCAGTTCCTAAACCGTCGCTAATATAATCTAAAACTATACATTGACTACCTAAATTAGAGCTAAAGTGTATTAAACCTCTAACTTCGTCAATATAAAAGCTACCGTTAACTTGAGATATAGTAGGATCTAAACCATATCTACCACCTAAATTAGCGTTAAGAACCTCGTCATCATAATCATAGTTATATTCTTCATGTTCGCTTGGATTTGAACTTTTATATTTACTCCAAGTTTTAGTATCTTTGTTTGGATCAACAAAAACTACTTGCTCGGAGTTAGGGTTTACTGATATAGTAGGCACGTTATCAACAAATATAGTTGCACCGTCAATAGCAACTATTTTTGTTCCAATTGCAAATCGTTGGTGATAAACTAACATACCAACTTCTAGTGACGCTATGTCAGAAGCCGCGTCCGCTGATATTTTATAATCTGTAGTGTTCCAGTCTAAGTTATCTACTACATGAGTCGCGTTGTCAGGTAGTATTAAAGAGCCAACTGTTGTTACTGTTGTTTCTGCATTTTCAAACTGTAATAAAATTACACCTGACTGTGTAGAGTTTACACCAGCACCAGCCGCGTTAACTACTGTAATAGTAGTAGCTGAGGTAGAGTGTAAAACAGATTCTACAACCATTTTGTCACCAGTTAAATATCCTGGTATGTACAAACCTGTAACAAGCATGCCTGGTAATATATTTTCAACTCTTTCTGACATTACTATACTATTACTTCCACTAGTAGTGGTACCAGTTTTTTCTAGTTTAAACTCACCATTACCGTCTTGCAAAGGTGCTTCAACAGGGTTTTGCGTATGTCTAGTGGGATATATAGGATGTTTAATTCCAGCAGAATCAACCCAAAAAATATCTGTGTAATTTACATAGTCTTGTGGAAGTTTTACTTGTAGACTTGGTGGTAAAGTTAATTCTTGTGATTTAAAAGATTTTAATGTATCAAAAGATAATTCAGCTAAAGCACGTTGTGCGTGAAAGACAACATCAACTCTTTTTGCTTTTGATATTAATTTGTCTTCACCTACATAAACTAACATAAATTGATTTATTATATCAGCTAAAGAAACAAACTGATAATTACCATAATCACTTCCATTGTAATAAGCTTGTGGTGTTTGATTTATTAATGCCATTTATTTATTTTTTTTCTTGTTGTATTTGAGTTTGCTCTAAAGTTTGGCCAACTTGTACTACTTCAGGTGCTTTTAAATTTACACCTGTAAGTTTTAATATTTTATAAACTAATTCAGTTTCTTCTGAAGAGTGTAATTCAAAGTTTACAGCTATATTATCGTTATACAAAGCTTTATCGTTTACAATAACATAAGCCCATTGAACTTGAGGTGGTCTCATTATATAGCTAATAGACATGTTTAAATCATCTGCTGGCGTAGCAAATATACCATCGCCATTATTGTCAACGCCTATACAAACATCAACACCAGTCGCTCTTAAAGTAGCTAATGGCCTTGTTATTGTTGGTGCTGTTAATGGCCCTTGTAATGCTAAATTAAAATCTCTTGGTTTTAATAAGTCAGCAACGTTTCTATTTACAAAAATAGTTCCTATTTTATATATTTGATTCCAAGGAACACTCAAGCTAATATTATTACCTGTAACAGGCATATTAGTAAGCATCCAAGTATTATCTTGATTCACTTCGAACTCACCTATTTTTTCATATAGAGTATCTAAATTGTCAGAATATTCTTCTGCATTACCTGGAAGTTTGTTTTGATTTTTTATATCGTAGAAGTATTGCTCAAATATTTCCATCTGAGCTTGATTAGCTAATAAGTTAAATTCTTGAGGTGTTATATATCCTCTTTGTTCTTTGTTTGCAAGAGTTTGAACTCTTTGATATACTGTGTCTATACTTACTGGCATAATTTATTTTTATTTGTAGTTACGATCGCCCCGTAGGGCGACCGCTCTACAGTTTGATTAGTTTAATCTTTTTTCTATATTTGAATATATTTCCATACCTTCATCAGTTTTAAACCAATGCGCTAGAGCAGTATATGGATGCTCGTCAAATGGTATAACCATTAATTTTCTTCCGTTAGAACCCCATAAAAAGTTTCTTTGATCAGAAGACAATCTTAATATACCAGCCTCAACAGCTTTAATACCAAAATTTCTTAACATTACGTTTTCATCATCCGCAAGTTCTAAGAATAGTTTAGGATTATTTCGAGCAAATACTAATAAATCTCTTCTAAGCTCTTTAGAACTTAACTCTGACACCTTAGAGCCAACCTCAACACGCATAATAGCTTCTGCTAAATCAATGTCAACACTTCTAGCAGCTGTTAACGCGTCAACTTGCATTTCTAAAACATCTATTTCATCAGCGGCTATAGCAGCAGGTTTATATTCTTCATACATACTTTCTCTATGTGGGTGATAAAGGCTTAATAATTTTTGTAAAACTGTTTTTTCTTTTGGTACAAACAAACTACCAGACCTAAACACAATATGTTCTAATCTTTGATCACCTTTCATTTCATCTACAAACGGTGTTTTTTGATTTTGACAATACTTAAGTTCTCTTTCATAACCTAATTCTTTGTCAAAATAATATATATCAGAAGATTTAATTGATCTTGATAATGGTTTTTTACCACCTTTTAATAAATATAATCTATCTTTTATTTCCCACTCTTGAAAAGGTTTTATTCTTTCTCTTGGTTGATCAACAACCTGTTGTTCTTCTAGACCAAAAGCACTTTTTGCTTTGTCTATAATTGTTTCTTTTTTCTTTGCCATAATATAATATATAATAAAATTAATAAAAAATAAAGGGAGTGGAGACTAAGCTCCACCCTCTTTAAAAATATAAATGCTTACTTCATTAACATAAAGTTATTAGCACCTTGTACAACTAAACATCTTTCAGATAACATATGAATTTGCATTGCATCTAATGCAGATGTAGCAGCGCCAACAGAACCAGTAACCCAAGTTTTCATTTTTCGGTCATCAGTTTGTGAAGCTCTATATCTTACATGTAAGAAAGGACGTTTAAGATTTTTACCTAACATTTGGTCATAAACTGTAGAAGTACCAGCTGGAACTATAACCCCACGGATAGCAGCGCTACCAGCAGCATCATTAATACCACCTCTTGTAGCTTTGTCATTTAAGTATCTAAAGTCAGACTTGTAAAAGTCATAAGAACCTCTTCTAAATCCTGAGAAACCTAAATTTAAAGCCATGTCTTCAGAGTTATCAAACACTCCGTAAGAAGTACCACCAGCTCCGTAAGAGTTCATAGAAGCTAACATATCATCCATTGCTAACGAAGTGCTTCTGTTAACAAACATCATGTTTTCTTCAATAGCACCTTGCTTATCAAACTCAGCAAGTATTGCGTCGAACTCAGCTAAATCAGTAGCAGGATTAACACCAGTAACACCAGAAGTTACGTTACCTCTATCTTCGATAGCAGCAAATAAACCTTCAGTACCAGCACCACCTGCGCCCGCGTCAGCAGAACCTCTAACAGCACTATTAGCACCAAAACCAATAATAGAGTTAGCAACTGTTTTTTCAGCTTCTAACATGGTCATTTCTAAGTAATCGTTGAAACGAGCTCTTGTATCAGCTTCAGCTTTTAAGTACCATAAGTAACCTGATTGACCTCCTTCAGAAGCAACTTCAACCCAACCGATTCTAGCTGTATCAGAACCTGATATCTCGTAGTAATCTTTCATTATAACTGGTTTGTTAGTAAAGCTTTTGAAAGCTGGCTCGTTAGCACCTCTTGACTCAGACTTAAAAGTACCAGTCTCATCAGCATAAGAAGCTCCTTTGCCGTACTCAGAACCGATAACTAATACAGTAGAAGCTCCGTCAGAAAGACCAGCAGCAGCTAAAGTTGCTTCTGCATAAGGCTCAACTGAAACAACATTTGAGTCTGGAGTTTCAACAACTAACGCTTTAACAACAGCGCCAGATTGTGCTATTAATACTATATCATTAACTCTAATACCGTGAGTTCTGCTAGTTGTAGAACCAACAGTAGTATCACCATCGATATCAGCAGTAATTGCTAACGTACCATTTGTATCACCATCAGCGTCAACAGTTGCTGTATATGATAAATGTAATCTTGACTGCTCAGACCAAATAACTTGATCAGCCGTCATAGATTCTTCAGCCCCAACTTGTGATAAGAAACCTGAAATAGTCCTAGGACCAAATACCTCTGCTTCTTTCTCCATTAGGTCTGGTAGATATTGCTGTGCCCAGTCATTACCAGCACCTGCAAAATCCAAGTAATTTGTGTTTAGTGTTTGCTTATTTGAAGCAGGAACACTATTCAAATTATTTCCACCTGTAATTGCCATAATTTTTAAATTTTAAATTTGTTATTTATTTTTGTTTTTAATTTTAAACTTAAAATCAGGTCCATCATCATTGAGCACTCTAGCTGTAAACCCGCTAGTATTAACATTATCGCTATGCGATTGTCTAGGATCCATGCTTACATTTTTAGATTTAGCAATGCTTTCTTTTAACGCATCAGCCTTGCCTTGTTCGTAAAAATGATTTGCAATTTGATCTGGGTTCATAGCTGTAAATAGCCCCTTGTGATAACCCGCAGCATCTTCCATTGAATTTTCTTTGTTCAAAAACTTTTTGATAAAGTTATTAATGTCGCTTTGAGTTTCTTTTATTTTGCCAGTATCTTTAACGTTAAATCTAAATTTTTTATCACCAACATTATATTCAAAACCTTTGAACTTGTCGTTAAAAACTTGATTTGTTTTGTTTTCAAAAACACTAACTTGTTTTTTATTGAACTCTGATTCTTCGTTATACCTATTGAAAAAATCAATTGCCTTTTGCTGTTCTTTAGTTAATTTGCTTCCGGCTTTAATATTTTCGTAGTATTTGGATTTTACACTCTCCAAGTGTTGCTTTGCAGAAGCAACCTGCTCCTTCATAGCTAATTTTTTTCTTTTTATTTCTTTTTCAGTATCGTCTTCTTCATTGTAAGCAAATTGATCTTCCATTATAAAGTCTATTTCATCACTTGAAAGATGCGGTTTTGTTTGTTTATAGTACTCGTATAATAAAGTTTGATTATCCATATTAGAATAATCTTGATTTAAAGTAACATAATCGTTTATGTCACCTCCTGTTTCTTGTATAAAGTCAACTAACTTTTGTACGTTTTCAGGTAAAGGTTGTCCAGTTTCTTCTGCTTTAACTATAGCTTCTTGTACTTCTTCAACTGTATTTTCAACAAGCTCTTCTTTAGTAACTTCTTCTAATACTGGTGTTTCTTGTGTTTCTGTTTCCTGTTGTACTTCTTCTTGTTCTTGTGCGGACTCGGCATTTTCAAGCTCTGTAACCACTCCGCTATCGTTAACGTTGTCTTCTTTAGTTTCTTCTGGTTGTTCATTTTTTTCTTGGTTTACTGGTTTATCTAAATCAACCTTGGTCATAGTTTCTCCTACAACCTCTGGTTTCATTTTCATTGTTTCTTTAACCTTAGTAACATTTCCTTTTGTTTCATTACTATCTGGTTGTTTTTCTTTTTTTGCTTTTACTTTTATTTTGCCAGTTTCATTATCTGCCACTGGCTTTTCTTTTTCTGCCATAATATAATATAATAATAGTTAATAAATTTATCTAGGACCAAAGTTTGACATATCAATACCACCCATTACATCATTACCTGATGACTCAAAGTTTTTAGGTGGCGCACCACTTTTTCTTTGCTCAATCATTTCACTTTGTTGTGTAGCTTGTATCTTTGTTCTTTCGTCTTTACGATCTTCTTTTGATGATTCAACATCTTTTCTTCCAGTACTCTCAGCTTTAGCTAATTCCATGTTATATTGAAACTCTTGTTCCATTAGCATTTTTTTAACTTCAGCTTCTTGATATAACTTTTCTATTTCAAGTTGATTTCTTGCTGTTGCTATTGATATAGCTGTGTTAGCCGCAGTCTCTTGTTTTTGTTGTTCAAATTGAGCTGCTGCTCGTTGCTGCTCTATATTGGCTTGCGCCTGAGCTTGCATGTTCTCTTGTTGAATTTGTTGGTCACGATCTATTTTCTTTTTTCTTCTAATCTTTAATAGTTGATTAGCAAGTTTAATATTTTTTATTTCTCTAAGATCAATAGCATCTTCAAGTTCTATATTTTGTTGACCAAGCGCGACTTGTATATTGTTTTCTAATAACGCTTTTTCTTCTTCATCTGGTTGCAATTGTATAAATATACCAAAATCATATAAATGTAATTCAGACATTTCAGTTAAAGTAGCAACATTATGCGCGCCTATTTGCTGTATAAAAGCTTCTTTTGTTGGTGAGTATTCTATAATATCAGATATTCTAAGTGACAAACACTCGCAAACTTCTTGAGTTAAATGTAAACCTCCTTGTAATATATGTCTAGTTGCTGTGTTTGAATTTGCAGCTGCTAATTTTTGTACACCTACTAAAGCTTTAGGATCAGGAACAGAAGCGTCTCTAGCTTCGTTTAAACCTGTTACATCTCTTATCATTTGTAAGTAGTAGTTATAATTACCTATAAGTGACTGTAATTTAGCCCCACCACTACCTGATTGTATTTCTTGTATTGGCACTTTACCCGGGTTCATATCACCTTCACTTGTAAATGATCTACCTATAACAGAACCAGTTTGGAAGAACATGTTTAAAGCTTCTTGTGGATTATAGTTTGTTCCGTTGCCTAAATCAACTTCAGCTAAACCATCAGCGTCTAAATAAACTCCATCTGGAACCATACGCGACATTACTTGTTGTAGCTTTAAATGTGTTAGTTGTATCATGTCAGCAAAACCAGTAATACGTCTTACAAGAGAATCAATACGACCTTCATACATACGCGGAGCAACAATAGCGTAATTCATTTTAACTTTAGTAAAATCACTTTTAGGGCGCATCATGTTTTTTGCCATTTGCCATTTTAAAAGCTTTTTAGTTCCTAACACTAAAGCTCCTTCATATAATGTTTCTATTTTTCTAGATTCTCTACTAAAGTTTTGGTTTTCTTCTGGATTAAACTGATCGTCTTTTTCAATAGCTTTTTCAGCACCCGTAGCTGTTTCTTTTAATTTATAAACTTCATTCATATAAGTTTTATAGTTAAAATAAAGAACATCTACTTTGTTTTTATCATAATCTTTTTCTCTATATCTGTTGTTTTCGTATTTACCATAACCAGAGCTTCCTTTTTGTTGTATTTCTCTTAAATCTTCTTCTGATAAATGTGGAAACTGTTTTATTAATTCGTTAATAGGAACAGATTTTATTTCACCAACATAATATATATCCTCAAAATAAGGCGACTCAGTGTGTGAATAAACTAAGTTAGCGGGATCAACATAATCAACGGTAACACCTTCTGATGTATTAAAGTTAGTTTTAACAGCACCAATACCTAATACGGTTAAATCATGATAAAATCTTTTTTTAATAAGCTCGTATCTATTACCTTCTAATAAAACATTTATAGCTTGTTCTTCTGCTATTTCTACAGCTTGCTTATAATTAAGCTGCATATGTAAATCTAATTCTTCTTGAGAATCTGGTAACATTGAAGGTTCATTTTCAAATAAGTCTAAATCAAAATTTTGCTTAACCATTTCCTTCAAGCTTTTAGTACGCATATCAGACATTATACTATTCATGTACTCAGTTCTTTTACTAACTCCAAAAGGATCTTGTGAATAAGCTTTTACATCATAAGTTCTTTCGGCAATACCATTAACAACTATATCCACAAACTTAGAAACAATAGGAACTGGTTTCCAGTCTAAATTTAAATAAGACAAATCACCGTTTATAGATAATTCGTCTTTATACTTTTGTACGGGTTGCTCGCCTCTAGCATATAATCTTAAATTATGAAAATTATTTTTATTGTTATTGTATCTATTAGTGTTACGATCTCTATCAAACCACTCACCTTGTATAGCCTCAGCTACTTTAAGGCCATACTCATAACTTATTTTTTCAGCATCACTAACAACTTGATTTGGAAAATTCCTCATATTAATTCTTAATTATTTTAGACATACTACCTTTATTAGAATACTTAGCAATATGTATATTTAATTTTGGTTTTTCAATTTTTGCATTAGGTGCATATAAATGTCTGTTGTTCGCCATTATAGCTAAACCAGAACTTATAGACGCATCATGCTTTGTTCTTTTGTTTATATCAAATTTAGACCAATCGTTTAATAGTTCATTAAAATATAAACTACCAAAACTACCATCTTGTTTCATACCCACGTGATCTTGTATATACATCTCAATAGCTGCGGCGTGGGCTTGTTTTATATCTTCACTTGAATTTGGTATACCACCTATTTCTTTTTCTGCTACAGATAACTTGTTCCAAACTTTATCAGGTCTATTCATACTAAAACCTCTGTAACCTCTACGCCTTAAATAATATAAAAGCCGAGGTTTATTATTCTCTGCAAGTAGTGGCATACCATAAAACGCTAGTGCCATTAAAACATCTTCAAAGAATATTTCAGCCGTAGGCGGTCTTGATAAGTACTCTAAAAAGAAGCTGTTCGCAGGAGCGTCCTCCATACTAAACCTGGTTAAGCCGTGTAATGCTCCTTTAGAACCTTGTCCGTCTACGGTTCCTGATATATCATAAGAGTCGCAACCGAACGCTCCCATGTGTTCATTACCAGGATATTTAATACCGTTTTTAAGCACCACTCTATTTTGCAACTGCTGCGGTGGCACCCAACTAACTTTAAATCTACCTTTTGGATCTGGATAATAAATTACTTGCGTATCTTTTATTCCGTTAACCCACTGAAAATTACCTGTTGTAATACCCAGTGATCTACCCATTTCCTCGTTATAGTCTATCTGCTCGTATATTTTAATTAAGTTAAATATACTATTTTTTGTTTCATCTCTAAATGCGTGTTCTTCAGTACGTGGAAATTGTCTGTAAAACTCGTTTAAAGCATCTTGATCTCCTTTTAAACCTTCAGCTTCGTTTTGCCAATGATCTATTACACCTATATCTATTAATTCACCGTCTGGGGCAAACACATCCCTGTCAGGAGTAGTGAATACTGGAACTCCGTACTCATCAATAAATCCTTCGTAGTTCCATTCCATTGGGATAAACAAAGAGTATAAACCAGATGCTGTCTGACCATTTCTATTTCTTTTAGTGACATCTGATGCATTGTATAGTTTTTTAAAGTTATTTCCACCTTTGTCTAGGGAGTTGGAAGTTGACCCCATCATACATTTACCTATAATTCTACTACCTAATCTAAGACACGTTTTGGTGACACGCCAGTTGTTTAAGATATTATCAGGTCTTTCCCATTTACCACTTTCATCATGTACTAATAAAGCTAACTTTTCACCATCATAACTATTATCACCTGTGTTTTTCCAGTCAATAGTAGTGTCTAAACCTTCAAGCTCTTCAACTTGTTCGTTAGCTGTAATCTTTCTTCTTGTAAACTTACTAGCTGGTACTCTATAAGCTAATTCTGATTTTGGCCTGTCCATACCGTCTTGAATAGGTTTAAAGAAAAACGGGTAGTTAATACTAATAGGTACGACTTTATCTGTAAACATTTTTTTAGCATCAGCACCTGTTTTAGATAATATCCCATATCTACTATCACTTGATATAGTGGCTAAATTAACCGTTTCAGCACTACTCATAAAAGAAAAACCACTACGTCTGTTTTTCAAATAACACATCCCATAACATCTTTTGTCAGCTTTACAAGCCTCCCAGAATATATAAAATAATCTATTTGCTTCTCTAAAGTCAGGTGCACCTACATCTATTTTGCTCCATTGTAGATACATATAATGTGTACCTGTTATATATGTTGGTTTACCATCGTTCACAAACCAAAAACCTTCGTCTCTACGTTTAAACTCTCCGTCTATATAGTCGTACCACTTTTCTTTTTGTTCTTCAGGATAGTTTCTCCAATCAAATATATTTTTTAATCTACTTAATTCTTTTGAATATTCTATCTTTTGCCATTTGCTTTTTTCATTGGAGTACACGTGCACTGGTTCCAACGGCAAAGCAATTCGCAGCCCTTGTATTTCAAGTATCTGCCCAATTTTACCAGTTTTTGATATAATAACGATATCATTTTCTTTATTGTATCCATATTTCCATTTTTTTGATTTGTTAAGCCGACTAATAGTCGTGCGTTTAATAGGTTCTATTATTTTAACTAAACTTTGTTCGTATATCATCTTGATCTTCCTTCAGCAAATCCTTTAAAAACTTTTTTCTTTGTTTCTTCTACTTTACCGTTTAATAAGTTTTCTTCTTCTTGGATTCTGTTTAATATTTCAAATGCATCGAATATTGCTAGCTTTTTTGTTGCAGCTGCATTTTTTAATCTGTCGGCTGATACATCATCTTCTGTATTAGTAATAATTTTTTCTCTAGCTACATTAATAAGCTCTTCAACTGCTCTGTGCCCAGCTTGGATTATAAGCTTCTTCGTTTCCTTGATATTCATATTTAATTGTAATAAAATTAGATAAAACTCTAAATAGTCTTTCGCCATCAACTATAAATTCATATTCGCTATTTGGTCTAAAACCAACTAACTCGTTAACTTTAACAGTACCATCAGAATATTTTACAATACCTTGTAAAGGTTTTTCTCGTTTAATGTTAAATTTATCTGTAGCTTTTAACGGTGATACAAAACAATATCCTTTTGGAGCTATCCACTTGTCTTTTGTTTTATATAAAAAAATTTGATCGTGGTTTATTAAATAAGTATTTTCATTAAAATAACTTCTACTATTTCTTTCAATACCTTTAACATCGTTCCATCTACGAAAAACATTATGATGTACTATTACTGTGTCTCCTGGTTTTATGTTTGTATCACCAATTATAGGCGTTGATATAACTATAGCTTCTCTATTTATATACTTATGTTGATATATATCAGTGTTAAGAATTAACTCTCCACCATCTAATTTTTTAGTATTATTATATCTTTCTCCTTTTGGCTTTACAACAAAGTTGTAAACGCTTTTCATATTATATTTTACGTACGCCTACGTGACTTGGATTCTTTTTTGGTCTTTCTTTTAATCCCTTTACAGTGGCTTTGCTAATATTTTTTACTAATTTAGCACCCTGTACAACTGGGTTAACTTGTTTTAAAACTTTTTTAGTTTCCTCACCATCTCCAGCGCCAAATCTTGATTTAACTGGTGATGCAAAGGCTTTTAGTGGTGTATTTCTCATAATTTTAATATTCTAAGTTATATTCGACGGATACCGCCATGTTTTTGTTAAAGTCTTTCCAAGGTAATACATCTTTTTTCTTTCTAATATATATAGAATACTTATCTTGTTCTTCTATAATATCACAAATAGTATGACCACCGTAAACTTCTTGACCAACAGAATAGTGCATGGCATTATCTTTGTAGTCTTTACCTACACTAATCTTTCTTATCAGCTTCGCCATTGTCTTTGTAGTTTATAGTACCATCGTGTATATTTATATCAAAAGTTCCGTATTCTTTTTGAAAGTCATTTTGCATAACAGCCAAGCTGTCTCTTAAACCAGCTATATTGTGCATCATTTCGTGTTTTTGTATTTCCATTTGGCCTAACTCTAATTGAGCCCTGTTAATACCATTTATTGTTTTTTGAACTTTTTCTAATTGTTCGTCGGTTATTTTTTCTGGTTTTAAATCAACCATTTTTTCTTTTTTTGCCATTTTATTTAATTTAATTATTAAGAAGGAACTGTACTCGAAGTTCCTATACCATTTTTCATACTACCGTCATGAGTACCGGCATCTGCTACATTTGTAGCTGTGGTACCATCTATACTATCACCTCTATATAAACCTACTAAATCACCACTATTAGTGTAATCGCCACTATCTTTTGTTAAATCTAATACTGATCCACCTGTGTTTACAGCTTCAAATATTTCACTAAAACATTCTTCAGATAAAACTTTATTCCAAACTCCCACTTCGTTTATCAAACCTTCAAAGCAAGCGCCCGAGGGAGCTGCGGTTCCAGGCACACCACAACCGCCAGAGTTAGTTAAATTATTAGGATCAGCACCAATCAGTAAATCAACGTCACCAACTGACATACATGTTGGTTGTGTCGCTCCACCGGCTCCTCCTGAGTTATGGTGTATGTAATTGTCATCGGATCCAGCGTCAGAACTACCGTATTGACTTCCGTTTAAATACGTTTTTAAATATCTACCATCAAAAGTCATACCAACGTGGTGCCAGTTACTTGCTCTTAATGGACTAGCATCAGTACCTAAAGTTCTCCAACCACTCGAAATACTCATGTTCGCATCTCTTCCCGCGTCACCTCTATTTAATCCGACTTCTATTCTTGTGTTGTTATACGATATAGCCCAACCACCAGGGAATTGTATACAATTAACTATAGGATTAGTTTGACCAGTTGATTGTATATCATCTGGTTTAAACCAAACGCCACAGCTAATACCTACACCAGAGGAAGTGTCTGTGGCTCTACCTTTTAAGCTCCATGAATTACCTAAATTTATATGATCGTCACCTCCATCAAGATCAAAACTAGTGGTTGCTATATAAACCGCTGCTTCGCCTGGCGTATATAAACTTGTTAATGAATTTCCTAACCCTAATACCATGTTAAAACCAATTAAAAGGATTAACCTTATCCCACGTTATACCGCTAACAACATCTTGTAGTTTATTAAAAAGAGTGGCTTGCTCTGTGTCGTCTAACATCCATATACCTTCAGGATCGTTTATTATAAGCATAAACTCTTCATGAGTGTATTGTGTTTTACCTTCTAAAAAACTAGGTGTATCTCCTTCAAACTTGACAAAAGTTGAAGTAGCGTCTTGACTAATTCTTAATGATGTAGCGTCTGTTTGCATCACTTGATTAAAGTCAATGTCTTCAACGTCTTCAATAGATATAATTACGTATTTTTTACTCATCTTATTAAGGTTGTCTTGCTACAAACGAAGTGCCAACAGATGTAGTAATGTCGTTTCCTTCACCTGAACTATCTGTAAGATCATCTTCAAATTCGTATAGGCATACTAACTCGCTTGAGCTATCATAGAAATCAATGTCTTGCTTTAAGTCTAACAGGCTACCACCATTATAAATAGTAAATACGGCGTTTTTACTTAACGGTACGTTCCACATTGCAAACTGATCTATATCGCCATCCATAAAAGCAGTAGCTCCGCCCGCATCTATTAGAAGTTGAGTGGCATTACCAATAGCACCCTCGGTAAACGCACTATCTATTTGGTATTGAGAACCCGTAGATGTTTCTGTTTGTATTAACGAACCGTTTACATAGTATTGGGTAATTGCAGCAGAACCGTTCCAGTGCCAAGTCATTACAACGTGTGTCCAACCGTCACTATATACTGATGAATCGTTACTAGTTGATCCAGGCACGTCGTAAATATGTACTACAGCGTTATTAGCTGCTTTATATGTATACTGTATTCTAGTGTGAAACTTGTGATACAAAAGAACTATTTCATCGTCAACAGTTGTCCCACTAATCAAACCAGTTTGCATTCTAAACATACTTTGTGAGTTGTTAGAGTCGTTGGGGTTTAAAAGTTGAAACCAAAGAGAAACAGTTCCCTGCGTTTGTAATCGTGAATCACTAAGCACACCACTTGGTAACTGTAAGCGATCATCTGTACCATCAAAAGATATAGATTTAGTACTAGCATACACTTCTTGTGTATATGTAGGGCTACAAACCGTATTACCTAATCCTAACATTATTTACCAAAATAACATATTACTCCAGCTGCAGAAGGTGTAAAAGCTGTCCATCTACCATATATAGTAACTCCTTTTGGAAACTCTTGTGAAGCGGCTGTTAAACCACCAGCACCATGAAAGTCATCAAGGAAAATTAAACCTTGAGTTGATGGTGTAATTTGAGCATCTAACTTAACTGTAGTCGCGCCATCATAAGACGTAACTTTAACTCCTTGCTGATTAGGTCCTCTAGTAATTGGTATTGGAGTTTCTGAATCAATTGTTATACCAGTTGTATCCGAGTCTCCTTGAGCAACTAATAAAACGTATTGTCCAACCTTTATTTTATCACTAGCAGACGCAATTGTAACATCACTTCCAGCTGCAATAGTACCATTACTAACATCTCTAGCAACAACGCCATTAAAATTAGCATGGTTATCTGCAACTTGAATGTCTCCACTTGTATCTTGTATATTAATGTAACTAGGTCCTTCGCTATCTAGTTTTTCAGGGGTTAATACTGTAGGTGTGTTGTTAGCTAAAAACGTTATAGCTGTTATAACTAATCCAGTTGGTGGTACTATAGGTTTTGCTAAATCTGAATAAGCACTACCAAACTGTCCAAATCCATAAGCTACTTCTGTTGAATTTTGTCCCATAATTTTATTTTTTTACTTTTTCTAGTGATCTACCACCGAAGTAAGCACCGATCACTGTTATTAATACTAATTGTAATAGATCAACGTATGAATCTTTAACGTTGAATTTTATTGCACCTGCATCTATAAATATTAATAGCATGGTGCATACTATTAAAAATATCAATACCATTGGCCTAACATTTTTACTAAGCCATGAATCTGATTTTAAATCTGTTTGCCAACGAGCTGTAATGTTTTTTTCCATTTCAACCTCATAATTAGCAATTAATTCTTTTATTTTTTGTTCTGCAGCTAGCTTTTCTTCTTTTGATGTGTGTAAGTTATCTATAACACCACCTACACCTTTTATAAGTTCAGCTGTACCGCCAGACAATAATTTTCCTAACATATTATTTGTTTTATTATTCCCAAGGCATTTGTTCCCAAGGAAAAGACTTATCTCCTTCTGGTAGCATTTGACCTTCATAATTAATCATACCATTTTTTCTTTCGTACATTTTACCGTTCCACTTTACATAATCATCGTTATAAGCTAACTTACCTATTTTCATATCTGTAAGATGTACCATTTCGTGGGCTAACACGTGTTTTTCATTGTTACTACCTGGTATTACTTTGTCACTAATAAATATTGTACCATCATTATTAGCTTCACCCATTATACCTTTGTCTAATTTTTTTCTAATAACAGGTGTACCAGGCACAGAAGCATCACTACCACGCTCTTTACCAAAACGTAGTTTTTTAGTTACCTCGCCATTAATAGCGTAGTTACTTCTTTCTTTACCTAGTTTAAATCCCATGTGTATTTATTTTTTATCTTCTTCTCTAACAACATCTTCACGTTGATCTTCTAAAAACTTTATATCTTTTTTAGTATAACTCTTTGGATATTTATTTTTCTTTTTAATATTTTTTTTAACTATATTATGTGTCATCTCATCACTAAAAAGTTCTTCCCGCGTATTTTCCATACCTTGCATAACCCTGGTATATTCTTCAAATTTTTTACGATCAAAATCTTTTTTCTTAGCCCTAGGTCCTAAACCTTTTTTCTTAGTTAAATCAACTTTTGCCGGTGAGTTTCCAAACCCACTAAAACCTTTCATTTTAAAACCACTTAATTTTTTCATCTGTCTTTATCTTTTATCATATCATCTATAGCTTTATTATAAAC